TGGACGTTGGGGTGGCGCTGACAAGATCAACCTGCAAAACCTACCTAGTCGAGGGCCGAACGGTAAGAAGTTAAAGAGAAGTATGATTGCCCCTGATGGCTACATGCTGATCGACTGCGATTCAAGTCAGATTGAAGCACGCGTGCTGTCATGGTTGGCAGGGCAGGATGACCTTACTGAGGCGTTTCGTGTAGGTGACGATGTGTATAAGAAGATGGCGATGTCAATATATGGCGTCAACCGAGAAGAAGATGTAACCAAAGACCAGCGGTTTGTAGGTAAAACAACCATACTCGGTGCCGGTTACGGTATGGGAGCAGTGCGCTTCAAGGACCAGTTGCAGTCATTTGGGTTTGATATGGAGCTGGATGAAGCCCGCCGCGTAATCAACATCTACAGAGAAACAAATTTTAGTATCACTACTTTGTGGCATGACGCCGCATTTACACTAGAGAATATGGCAAGTAAGAATAAGACTGAACTAGGGCGTTCAGGGGTGATAGAGATAATCCCTGACAACAACGCCATAGTTTTACCGTCAGGGTTACTCATGCGGTATGATGGTTTGCAAGGTAAGTTAAATGAGCAGGGGATGGAATACACTTACCGTACCCGACGAGGCCCAACTCGTATATACGGTGGTAAGGTAATAGAGAATGTCTGCCAAGCCGTAGCCCGTTGCATAATCGGGGAGCAGATGTTAAAAATTGCTAAGAGGTATAAGGTTGTTCTAACAGTACATGACTCAGTTGTATGTTGTGTGCCCGAAGAAGAATTAGACGAAGCTAGAACGTATATAGAAGGCTGTATGCGGTGGTTACCTAATTGGGCTGATGGGTTACCAATTGATTGTGAGTCGGGCGTAGGTAAATCCTACGGAGATTGCGAATGACCCAAGTTATAAACTTCTTAGAGTATAAAGAACGGTATAAGCTGCGTAGGCGGCATCGTACAATATACCAAAACAAGTTACCTGTTATGGACGATAATGACTTAATTGTTAACTCCATAGCTATAACTAAGATGGGCGGTGGAGTTACAGTTGCTCTACGTCAGATAGATTTTGGGCAAGATCCACCAACAGCTGACACCATTTTGTTTAGTAAAGACGAGATAGGTATGCTTATAGAAGCGTTAATAGAAGTAGATCAGTGTCTATTAGAGGAAGATAGTTGAATGAGTATAGCGCCTTGGTCGTTTAGTAAGATAAAGGCGTTTGAGCAATGCCCAAAGAAGTTCTACCACTTAAAGATAGCCAAGGATTACTCAGAGCCTGAGACAGATGCGATGTACTACGGTACGGCATTTCATGAGGCGGCAGAAGAATACGTACGGGATAACGTACCGTTACCACCAAAGTTTGAGTACGCGAAAGCGGCGTTAGATTCTCTTAACAGTAAACGTGGTAAGAAGTTATGTGAGTACAAACTAGGGCTGACCGAAAACTTAGAACCCTGCGACTTTTTCGCAAAGGACGTGTGGTTTCGTGGTATTGCGGATCTAATCATACTTGACGAAGACGCCGAAATCGCTTGGGTGATAGACTACAAGACGGGTAAGAACGCACGATACGCAGATAAAGGTCAGCTTGAGCTGATGGCGTTAGCTACGTTTAAACACTTCCCACGCATAAAAGAAGTACGTGGTGGGTTGATGTTCGTGGTATCGAACGAACTAGTTAAAGGTACTTATGAGTTGGCTGGGCAGGGTGAGCTATGGGGTAAATGGCTCGGTGACTATGCTGCTATGGAGTCAGCTCTTGAGAATAACACATGGAATCCTAACCCCAGCGGGTTGTGCAAGGCACACTGCGTGGTGCTGGAATGTCCACATAATGGGAGGAGTTAATGCCTTACAGGAATAAAACAGACAGAAAGAAACAAAAGAATAAACCCGTAGATAGCCCTGAGTTCAAGCGTCGTATGGAGCGGCAACGTGCCCGACGTGCAATGGACAAGAAAGGCAAAGACGAGAATAACAATGGCAAGGCGGACAAGCGAGAAGGCAAGGACGTTAGCCATAACAAACCACTGGCGAGAGGTGGTAGCAACAAAGACGGAGTGAAGGTAGAAAGTTCAAGTAAGAACCGTAGCCGTAATCTGAAGAAAGCACCTGTTGCGAGACAGAAGAAGCCTACTAGACGTTGAGCCTGATGCGTCTCTAAACCACGCGGGTCAATAAGTATGACATTCCCGTAAAAATCAGGTTAGTCCAAAGGTGTTGATACCTATATCGCAGACCTAGCCCTATCTGTGGACGAAGCAGGGCTGTTTAGCAGGAGAAACCATGAAGATAATAGATAACAAAGCGTTGCTTTTGCGACTGCGTAATCCCCAGAAAGTAACTCAGGTTATCCCTAAAAGCCGAGAGTTGTCTGATAACAAAGTAGTAGTCAAATGGGGTATAGATGAAGCCCATGTGCTAAAGAATTTAAACATAAAAGTACCCTCACCTATTGAGGGTAAGTACAAATGGACGGGTAAGTACAAACCGTTTGACCACCAAAAAACAACTTCTTCGTTCTTAACCCTAAATAAACGCGCCTTCTGCTTCAACGAGCAAGGTACCGGTAAAACTGCCAGTGCAATATGGGCGTCGGACTACCTTTTAAATGTAGGTCGGGTACGTAGAGTCCTTATAGTATGCCCTCTATCAATCATGGACTCCGCATGGCGTAACGACCTATTTACTTTTGCCATGCACCGTAAAGTAGCTGTAGCGTATGGCGCACCTAAAAAACGTAGGGCTATCATAGAAAGTGACGCTGAATACGTGATAATAAATTACGACGGCGTTGAGATTGTACATGACGCCATAGCTAACGGTGGATTCGACTTAATCATTATTGATGAAGCTACGCACTACAAGAACGTGCAGACTAAACGGTGGAAAGTGCTTAACACACTAATGACTCCTGACAAGTGGCTATGGTTAATGACAGGGACACCAGCCGCACAGAGTCCAGTAGATGCCTATGGTTTAGCTAGACTTGTTAACCCTACGGCTGTACCAAGATTCGCTGGATCGTTCCGCGATCAAGTTATGTATAAGGTGAGTAACTTTCGATGGGTACCTAAAGAAGATGCGACTGATACGGTATTCAGAGTGTTACAACCTGCTATACGTTTCACCAAAGAAGAATGTCTAGACCTGCCGCCTATGGTATATGTAAAACGAGAAGTTGAACTTACCAGACAGCAGGTCAAATACTATAAGTTGTTAAGAGATAAGATGGTAATGGACGCTGCCGGAGAGCAGGTAACTGCCGCTAATGCAGCTGTTAACATGAATAAACTCCTACAAATATCTTGTGGGGCAGTCTACACCGATAACGGTGACGCGTTAGAGTTCGATATAAAGCACCGCTACAAAGTCCTACGTGAAGTAATCGACGAATCAAGCAAGAAGGTGCTGGTGTTTGTACCCTTTAAACACGTTATTGACATACTGACAGATAAGTTAGAGGGCGACGGGATCAGTACAGCGGTCATTCGCGGTGACGTGTCGTTGCCAAACCGCACCAGAATATTCAGTGAGTTTCAGAAGACCGAAGACCCTAGGGTATTAATTATTCAGCCCCAAGCGGCGGCACACGGTGTGACCCTGACAGCGGCGAATACGGTGGTGTGGTGGGGGCCAACCAGTTCTTTAGAAACGTACGCGCAAGCTAATGCACGGGTTCATAGATCGGGTCAAGATCACAAATGTACCGTAGTCCAGCTCCAAGGATCTGCAATAGAAAAACGTGTTTATGCTATGTTAGACAATAAAATCAACGTCCATACAAAAATGATTGATTTATACAATGATTTACTTGCGTAGTACATAGTTATCCATTATAGTCGTTCATTCGATAAGTGAAGGAGATCGAAATGAGCAACGGAGAATCCATATCTTTAGATAGGTTGGTAAAGACTTACATAAAGATTCGTGAGCGACGTTCCGAAATAAAAGCCGCGTTTGATGCCCAAGATGCTCCTCTGGTAGCAGATCTAGAAAGGGTTAAAGGCGCTTTGTTACAGCACTGCAAAGAGCATGAAGTAGATAGCGTTAGAACTTCCGAAGGTTTGTTTTACAGGACGGTTAAGCAGTCTTATTGGACCAGTGACTGGGACCAGATGCACAAGTTTATTATTGAGCATGGGGAACCAGCACTGCTAGATAAGAGGATAAACCAGAAACACATGAGACAGTTCTTGGAAGAAAATCCTGACCTACTACCGAAGGGGCTTAATGCGAATTCAGAATACACTATAGCCGTTAGAAGGAACAAGAAATGACACCCCGATTAGTTTCAATCAAAGAAGTTGCCCAGCATTTTATGGTGTCGGAGCGACTAATCCGCAACTGGATGAAGCAAGGACGTATCCCAAAAAATACTTATTTGCATATCAACCAGACGTACAGGTACGACCTCGATGCAGTTACCAAAGCTCTTCTTAGCGAAGTAGACGAAGACGTACCTCCTGTTACGTGGGGAGAAGTTAGTCCTGAAGATGGTCCCATAGAGATCCCTGAACTGGACACAGATGAAGATTACTAATGGAAGATAGTATTAAGCGAATCAGTATACGCGACAGGAAATTTGCAGGTGGGCCCTTTGATAATGGAGATAGTATTGAAGTTGTCATTGTGGGTGTTGCGTATATGTCGAGGATATATTACAAAGATCAGTACGACGCCGATAAAGTGGCTAGCCCAACTTGTTGGTCGAGTAATACTGAGATACCCGCTTTAGACGTACCAGAAGAACAACGACAATCTGGACGTTGCTTAGATTGTGTACACAATATTAGAGGCTCTGGGAAGGGCAACGGGCGTGCATGTAGGTTTGTGCAGCGGCTGGCTGTCCTAGTAAAAGGTGA